ATCCTCAAGAGCGTGATCCAGAAGGTGTGGACTTCGGGCGGTACGCCGAAGATCCTGATGGTAGGCCCTGTCAACAAGCAGCGCGTGTCTGGCTTTGCCGGTATCGCTGAGATCCGCAAGGAAGTTGTTGGCAACAAGCCGGGTGTCATCATCGGCGCTGCTGACGTGTATGTTTCGGACTTCGGCAACGTGTCGGTTGTCCCGAACCGCTTCCAGCGTGAGCGTGATGCCTTCGTGCTTGATCCTGAGTACGCTGGCGTTTCGTTCCTGCGCCCCTTCCAGACGGTGGAACTTGCGAAGACCGGCGACGCCGAGAAGCGCATGATCCTCGTTGAGTGGGGCTTGAAGGTTAACACCGAAGCCGCGCACGGCTTGGCTGCCGACCTCACCACGACCTAATAAAGTCGTATAAACTCGGGGCGGCGGCAATGGTGCCGTCGCCCTTGAGTTGAGGATTGCATGAATTCATCAGGTAAGCGCCTCTTTGACTATGACCCGGCAACGGGTACGACCAAATGGTGGCACTATGATGCCGACAAAGATGAGGCCACGATTGAGACGGTCTTTAAAGTCGGCGACTTGATTGAGAAGAATAAGGCGAGTTTTAATAGCGTAGACGAACGCGCTAAATGGGGTGAATGGTCGAAAGTTGCCTCAATTCCGATGCAACTGTTTTACCGCCTCAAGAATCAGGGGATCATTGATGACCCGGCAGCGATGAAGCGCTGGCTCAACGATCCTGACAACAGATTGTTTAGAACACGACCGGGGCGCGTATGAGTCGCTCGGTCGCCATTTTAGTCCCAGCAAGGGACACGGTGATGACCTCGTTTGCCTATGACCTAGCGCGAGCGATGTCGTTTTATACCGCGACAACAGACGACCGCGTGATGCTTTACACATCGCACGGAACTCTGATCGCCTCTCAGAGAATGGAGCTTGCGCGTCAAGCACTCGAGGAGAAGGCGGATTATCTTCTCTGGCTTGATTCAGACATGCGGTTCCCGAAGGAAACTATCGGGCACCTGATTCTGCGCGACAAGCCCATCGTGGCCGCTAACTATGCCACCAGGCGTATGCCGGTCAAGCCGGTAGCGATGATGGACGGCGGCGGCAAGATTGACCGCGTATACACAGGGCCAGAGTCGCAAGGCTTGGAGCCGGTGGATTATGTCGGCATGGGCGTGATGATGGTGAAGCGCGAGGTTTTTGAGAATATCGAAGCACCTTGGTTTGCGATCCCGTACTCGACGATTGGCAACCACTACATCGGGGAAGACGTGTTCTTCTGCCGCAAGGCCAAAGAGGCCGGGTATGAGGTACTTCTGGATCACGACCTTTCGCAGCACGTCAAGCACATCGGCACCTTTGAATATTCACACGAAGGTGCGTGGGCGATGAAGGAGCAGGTAGAAGGTGGCACTAACCACATACAGCGAATTGAAGTCTAGTCTCGCGGATTGGCTAAACCGCGATGACCTGACATCGGTTATCCCTGACTTCATCTCGTTGGCAGAGGCGCAAATTGAGCGCAAGCTGCCGACGCAGAAGATGGTCAAGCGCTCGAGCGCTACGCTCGACACGCCGTTTTCTGCGCTGCCGTCAGACTTTCTGGCGGCCAAGTCTTTGGTGTTGACGGCCACCGCTCCGGTGCAGCCGCTGGTGTTCTTGAGCGAAGATGAACTCGATGCCAAGAAGTACATCTATCGCACCACCGGCACTCCAAGATACTTCGCGCTGATTGGCAATCAGATTGAAGTGCTCCCTGCGCCAGATACTGGCTATGCCGCCGAGTTGACGTATGTAGCGACGCTGGCCAAGTTGTCAGACGCCAACACGTCCAACTGGGTGCTGGCGCGTCATCCTGATGTGTACCTTTACGGCTCACTGCTGCAAGCCGCTCCGTACCTGCGCGACGATGAGCGCATGGCGGTGTGGGCGAGCCAGTACCAGAGCGCGATCAACGACATGCTGATTCAAGACGAGCGTGCCTCATTTAGCGGTGGCCGTCTTGCCATTGGCGTCAAACCGACGAGGGTTATCCCGTGAGTGCTTTTTCAAACTATCTCGAGAACAAGGTGCTGCTGCACGTCTTCGGTGCGACGGCTTACACGGCGCCTACTACGCTTTATCTGGCGCTGTATACCGTCGCGCCGGATGACACTGGTGGCGGCACTGAAGTCTCTGGCACGTCTTATGCGCGCCAGACTATTGCCTTTACGGTAGTGAACGACACGGCGAGCAATACCTCTGCTGTGGAGTTCCCGACTGCCGGATCGACGTGGGGCACGGTGGTTGCGGTTGGCATCTTTGACAACCTGACCAGCGGCAACCTCTTGGCGTACGGCAACCTGACCTCGAGCAAGACGATTGCCTCCGGTGACGTGTTCCGCGTCCCTGCTGGCGATCTTGACATTACGTTGGCCTAATCCGTGGCCGGTTACGGCAGCGGCTTATATGGGCGTGGTAACTATGGCATAGACCCTAAAGAGGGGTCAGCCACACTAACCGCTGCCGCCACCTTGGTGGCATCGGGTATCCGCATCCAGCAGGGTGCGGCTACGTTGAGCGCCGCGGCTACGGTCACGGCAAGTGCGGTGAGGGTGCAGCAGGGGGCTGCGACTCTCAACGCGGCGGCAACGCTCACAGCGACCGCCAACAGGGTACAGAACGCAGCTGCAGCACTGTCTGCTGCTGCGACGCTAACCGCCTCGGCGGAGCGTATACAGCGCGGCTCCGCTGCCCTAGCCGCCACCAGCAGTCTGACAGCCACCGCACTGGCGGTATACGAGAGCGGCGCTGCAATCAACGCAGCGGCCACTCTGACCGCCACGGCAAACCGGGTGCAACTCGCATCTTGTGCGATATCCGCGGTATCGGTGGTGGTCGTGTCGGGTCGCCTCAAGTGGGAGGTGATACCGGATACGGCGGAGAGTTGGACGCCGGAGGCGGATACAGCAGAGAGCTGGGCGACGGTAGCGGATACGAGTGTTGCGTGGAGCGTGATACCGGATACCGCAGAGACGTGGACGGCGCAGACAGATACTGCGAAGACGTGGACGGAAAAAACACATCCGGCTTATTTGCAAGCCGCTTGAGGTAACGAAAAATGGCTGATACGACAACCACCAACCTTGGACTGACGAAGCCGGAAGTCGGCGCGTCTGCAGATACCTGGGGCGGAAAACTTAACACCAACCTTGATATGGTTGACGGTGTGTTTGCTGCCGCTGGCAGCGGCACGTCTGTTGGTCTCAATGTTGGCACTGGCAAGACGCTCACGGTTGGCGGCACGCTGACCAACAGCGCGGGCACCGCCAATGCGGTGGCCTATCTGAACGGTAGCAAGAACCTGACTACCAGTTCGTCGCTTGGCTACAACGGCGCGACACTGACGGTGGCTGGAAACAGCAGCAACCCAAACGCCACGCTGTCATCGACAGACACATCCGAACTGAGCATCACGACTTCAAGCGGCACGGGATCGTTTGCAGTTGGACACAGCGCGCTTTCGGTTGGTGCTGAGTCGTACATTACGAGCAACAAAAATCTGAGAATTACCGCCACTAGCGGTATTACGCTCAACAGCGCCACGACGTTCTCAAACAACCCAACCCTCTCCGGCGGCACGGCCAACGGCGTGTTGTATCTGAACGGCAGCAAGGTGGCGACGAGTGGGAGTGCGCTGACTTTTGATGGGACGAATTTGCTTACATTGGCGGCTAGCACTCCAAAAATCAGAGTAAGCGATTCTGGGCTTGCTAACGACTTTGGTCTGGATTTTTATTTCCCGTCTATAGCGTCCTCCTACGGGCAAGTCACTTTGAATGCCTCAACGGGTGGAATGCGTTTTGTTGCCGGTAAGTCTGGGTCGTCTGGTTATTACCAAGCGTTTGAACTTAACGGCTCCGAACAAGCCCGCCTCACCAGCACCGGGTTAGGCATCGGCACGAGCAGTCCGGCAGTACCGCTTGACGTTGTTTCTAACTCTGGCTCAAACGGCATCAATATCAGAGCAAGAGTTTCTAACGATTACGGATTCTTAAACTTTAAATCAAATGACGGATCGGATACTGCCGCATCGGTTGCAGCACTACGGTCGGGCGTAAACACTGGCAGCCTTTTGTTTTATACAGGCACGACAGAAAAAGCCAGAATAGACTCCTCCGGCAACCTCGGCATCGGGACTAGTTCGCCTAGCGCGAAGGTGCATGCGGTAAATACATCTGGCTATTCATTAGGTCTTTCAGGATCAACAAAAGGCGTTCGTGTCATACATGACTCAACGCGCACTACTTTCCAAGGCGTTGATAATACGTTAAATGCCTCTTATCAGCCGTTGATGATAGCGGGCAGCATTGTAGAGTTAGGTATTGAGGGAACGGCAAAGGTCACGTTAGATGCCTCCGGCAACCTCGGCATCGGGACGAGTTCGCCAGACGGCCCGCTCCAAGTGTCTTTTGCCGATGCTGAAACTTCGCAGTTTAACGCTGGTGCCGTTGTTGCGTACTTAACAAATACAAACACAACCAACAACAACTGGGCGCAGATTTTTTGGACAGATTCAGATGGCGGTGCTGCTGCCGCTGCATTTGGCGCGCAATACACAGATCACACAAACGATTATGCAGCATTGTCGTTCTCTACACGCGGGACTAGCGGACTTGGCGAACGCGCACGCATCACGGCGGGGGGTTTCTTCAAAGCCAGCAATACTGGGACGTATGCTGGAAGCACAGGCACTTATCATGAGTTATATTCAAACGTCAGTAATGCTGAAGCAGTAATTATTACTAACTCTGCTGCGAGCAATCCGTATGGCCCGACAATTACGTTTAGTGCCGCCGCACCAAATGATGCTACTCGTTGGTTTTTGAACTGCGGTGATAATGCCGCAACTCGCGCTGTTATCCGCTCCAATGGCGGCTTGGCAAACTACCAGTCCAACAACGTAGACCTGTCAGACGCTCGCACAAAGAAAGACATTGCTCCCGCTGCGTCCATGTGGGACAAGATCGGCGCATTGGAAATTGTCACCTATAAGTACAACGACCAGACGCACGATGATGTGAACGTCGGTGTCATCGCGCAGCAGGTTGAATCTGTTGAGCCGGTATGGGTAGATGCAGATGGCTTTGGAAATACGCCAGAAGGCGAAGAACCGCTAAAGACGGTTTACACCAAAGACATTACGTTTGCCGCCATCAAAGCCCTGCAAGAAGCCATGGCGCGTATTGAGAAACTGGAAGCGGAAGTATCCGCACTTAAAGGAGCCTAATAAATGAGCATCGTATACAACTGGCAAGTCTCAAAAATGGATTGCTTGCCGAACGTAGATGGACACCAAGATTACGTTATCGTTTGCCACTGGGCTTGCTCCGGCGCAGACGGCGACTATTCCGGCAACGTCTACAGCACTTGCTCGCTTCCCGTCGTGGAAGGTGAGTCGTTTATCCCGTATTCATCGCTGACTCTGGATACCGTCCTCGGATGGATTTGGGCGAACGGCGTGGACAAGGACGCGACAGAGGCGGCGGTGGCGCAGCAGATTGCGAACGCCAAGAATCCGCCGATCGTTTCGCCGCAACTTCCGTGGGTGGCGTAATGGAAGAGATTGAGTTGAAGTTGTCTCTCGAGGAAGCCGTGGCCATTACCAACTTGATCGGCAGCTTGCCAACTGCGCAAGGTGCTTTCCCGCTTTGGCAGAAGTTGCTCGGACAAGTAGAGCCGCATCTTCCGAAGAAAGAAGACAAGCCGGAGTGAGCCATGTCAGATCAAGAGCGGGCTGATGCGGTGGAAATCGCACTATTGAGGAAAGAGATGGAGGCGCTGCAGGCCGACATGTCCGAAGTGAAAGGCGATCTTAAAAAACTCGCCAACGCTTGGGCCACTGCCGAAACGCTGGTCGCCTTCGTCAAATGGCTCGCTGGCCTCGCCGCCGCTCTTGCCGTTCTGACTGGCATGTTGAAAGGTTGGTTTATCCCGAAGGAGTAGGAGCGGATGCTCGTACCCATTAACATTCAACCGGGCGTATATCGCAACGGTACTGACTACCAGAGCAAGAGTCGCTGGCGTGATGCCAGCCTCGTGCGCTGGTATGAAGGCACCATGCGCCCGGTCGGCGGTTGGCGCAAACGCTCCAACAGCCAGATGACCGGAATGTGCCGCGGCTTTATTGCGTGGCGCACCAACGGAAACGTGCGCTGGATTGGCGCCGGTACGCACAGCAAGTTATATGCGATGAACGAGGCGGGAACGCTGACGGACATCACACCGACTGCAGGCTTCACGGCTGGAGTTGCAGATGCCGTGCTCAACCTTGGTTATGGCGGCGGCCCTTATGGCTTGTTTTCGTATGGCACGCCGCGGCCAGATACCGGCACGGTAACGCCAGCCACGACGTGGAGCATGGACAACTGGGGCGAGTACCTGCTCGCCTGCTCCAACGCTGACGGCAAGATCCTTGAGTGGGACTTGGACACGAACAATGACGCCGTGGCGCTGACCAACGCACCGATTGACAACAAGGCGGTGCTGGTCACAGCAGAGCGGTTTGTGTTCGCACTTGGCGCTGGCGGCAATGCCCGCAAGGTTGCCTGGTGCGATCAAGAAAACAACACGCTCTGGACGCCAGCGGTCACGAACCAAGCGGGCGACATTGAGCTTGAGACGCTTGGCTCCATCGTGGCTGGCAAGCGTCTGCGCGGCGTGAACCTGATTTTCACGGACGTGGACGTACACACCGCGCAATATCAGGGGCCGCCGTTTGTTTACGGCTTTGAGCGTATTGCAACCGGCTGCGGCGTAATCAGCGCGCAGGCGGTGGCGGCGGTGGAGTCGGTGGCGTACTGGTGGAGTCCTTCTGGCTTCTTCATGTACGACGGCTTTGTTCGCCCCATCAAGTGTGACGTGCTCGATTATGTGACCAACAACCTGTCACAGCAGCAGAAGTCCAAGGTGTACGCGGTAGCCAACAACCAGTATGGGGAGATCTGGTGGTATTACCCCAGCGCTTCAAATACTGAAGTGGACTCCTATGTTGCGTACAATTACCGTGAGGGGCATTGGACTATCGGTAGCCTTGCGCGCACCGCTGGCACAGATCGTGGCGTGTTCAACTATCCGCTCTTGGTATCCACTGACGGGTACATCTACGAGCATGAGGTTGGCGTGGCTTACGACGGCGCCACGCCGTATGCGCAGACTGGCCCGATAGAGTTTGGCGGTGGGGATCGCATCATGGTGGCTCGGCAGTTGATTGCCGATGAGAAAACAGAGGGGTCTGTTGGCGTGCAGTTCAAGACACGTTTCACGCCACTAGGCTCCGAGGTGGTCAAGTCTTACACGATTGACAGCCCATACACGCCGGTGCGCTTCAGTGGCCGTCAGGTTGAGATGCGAGTGACAGGAGCATCGCCCGCCACAGACTGGCGAGTTGGAACCATGCGCCTTGATGCCGTGGCAGGCGGTGAGCGATGAGCGAGGCAGAGGGGTTTGAGTTTATTAAGCCGTTTCGAGAATTGATTGAGCGCGCGTTGGCCGAGAACTATGGCCAGTTGAACTACAACGATGTCCTCGAGGGCATTGCGCGCGGTGAGTATCAATTCTGGGCGGCTGAAAACTCCTGTGTACTCACAACCATCGACATATTCCCGCGCATTAAGCAACTCACGGTGATCCTTGGCGCAGGGGATCTGAACGAAATAAACGGAAACATCCGCCCACTCGTTGAGGATTGGGCGCGCAGCATCGGCTGCGACACGATGTTGATTATGGGCCGCCCCGGTTGGCAGAGGGCGCTTGAGGGCTACAGACGCACCGCGGTGGTGCTCGAGAAGAAACTATGAGTAACCTTTTTAAGTCCAGCAAGAAAGAAACCAGCTCGACGCAGATAGACCCGGCGGTTTATCAAAACGTCCTGCAGAACATTGAGATGGCCAATCAGTTGGCCGCTCTGCCGTTCACGCCTTATCAAGGCTTGCTAACGGCGCCGTTCACGCAGGACTACATGCGCGGCGAAGCCATGACTCGCGCCATCGCGCAGCAGGGCGGCTATGTTCCAGAGTTGGAGCTCGCCTCTCAGCAGTTGCAGCGAGACCTTGGCTTCCAGCCGGAGCGCGTGCAGGGCGGTCAGGTTCAAACCCAGTTTGAGGCTCCTCTGTCACAAGCCGAGCGTGTAGCGCCTGGCACCACAGTTGAGCGCGTGATGGCTGGCCAAGTCGGCACGCAGTTTGCGCCTGAGCGCGTATCTGCGCAGCAGATTGCATCACAGTTTGGTGCCGCTCCGATTGCCTCGCAGTTTACCGCCCCGAACGTGTCGGTCGGTGCTGCCGCTGGCCCGGCTGGCGTGCGTGACATTAACGCGCAGCAGATTGCCAGCCAGTTTGCACCGCAGAACGTACAGGGCGAGCGGCTTGGCACGCAGTTCTCTGCGCGTGATGTCGCTGGGCCGGGTGCTGCACCTTCGGTGCAGGGTGCGTCATTCTTGGGGCGTGACTTAGCGGCTTACCAGAACCCGTACCAGCAGCAGGTCATTGAGGCCGGGCTGTCTGACATCGACCGCTCGGAGGCTGCACGGCGCCAACAAATTGGCGCTCAGGCTACTGCCGCTCGAGCGTTTGGCGGATCACGCCAAGCCGTGCAGGAAGGTATCGCCGCTGGCGAGGCTGCGCGTGAGCGTAACCGCTTTATTGCCGAGCAGCGCGCGCAGGGCTTCCAGCAGGCCGCGCAGTTGCGTGAGGCGGACGTTGGCCGTGAGCAACAGGCGTCTCTGGCTAACCAGCAGGCCGCGCAGAACGTCATGCAGTTGGCGCAGGCTGGCCAGATTAGCAACCAAGAGCGTGACCTGCGATTGCAGCAACTCGGGCTGACGGCTGGCCAGACCAATGTCGAGACGGCGATGCGTGCTCAACTGGCTAACCAAGCCGCTGGACAGCAGGCCCAGCAGATGGGTCTGACCGCGCAGCAGGCAAACCAGCAGGCGGCACTTGAGGCTGCTCGAGCCAACCAAGCGGCACAGTTGCAGACGCAGCAACTTGGCACGCAGACTGGCCAGTTCAACGTCGAGCAGCAGATGCGTGCGGCGCTGGCTAA